GATCCATCCGTCTGCACGACGTGGGGAGTCAAGGCCGACGGCTTCGATCTCCTGCAGGTGCTCGTGCGCCGCGTGGAATACCCCGACTTGAAGCGCCTCGTCGTATCGCAGGCCGATGCGTTCGGCCCGGATACCATACTGATCGAGGATAAGGCCAGCGGGCAGCAGATCATTCAGGATCTGCGCCGCGAAACGAAGCTGCCGATCATCGCTATCGAGCCGGTCGGCGATAAAATAACGCGGGCGAGCACGGTGTCGGCACTGGTCGAGGCTGGGCGAGTCACCCTGCCGAAACACGCCGCATGGTTAAACGATTACGAATCAGAAATGCTGACCTTTCCGAATGCACCGCATGACGATCAGGTCGACAGCACGTCGCAGTTTCTGAACTGGATAAAACAGCGGGCGAACGAATCAATCCCGCGCATCAGGAGATTGTAGGCAATGCGCCTTCCATTTTGGAAACAAAAAGCCACGCACGCAGCGGCATCGGCGAAGTCTATGCTGTTCCCGATGATGGCAGCGCGCGCGATGGCTCAGAATTACTCGGCCTATGCGGTCGAGGGATACGCACAGAATCCGATCACCTTTGCGTGCATCGAGAAGATCGCGCTGGCGATGCAGTCCGTCGACCTGACGCTGTATCAGGTCAAGGGCGGAACCCGCGTTAGGATCGAGGGCGACCACCCGTTGCTTGCCCTGCTGAACAGGCCAAACCCGACGACATCAGGCCGCGAATTTCTCGCAGCGATGGCGCGCTACTGGATGATCGGCGGCAACAGCTACCTGTACGGCGTTAACGTTGATGCGCTGAAGCCACGATCTGCTCCACCGAAAGAACTCTACCTCCTGCAACCGAATCACGTCACGATCAAAGAAAACCCCGGCGGGCAGTTTCCACTCGCTTACGAATATCGACCGGGGAATAGCTCGGCCACCACATACCCCGTCAACGCACTCACTGGCAAATCAGCCGTGCTGCACCTCAAGACCTTCGACCCGCTTGACAAGTGGCGCGGAATGCCTCCGCTGATGGCTGCCGCTTTCGCTGCCGACGTATTCAACGCCGGGCAGAAATGGAACCTGAGCTTGCTGCAGAACGGCGCACAGCCATCCGGCGCGCTGATGCTGAAAACCACCGACGGCGGCTCGAAAGAACTCAGCGAAGACCAGTATCGCCGCCTCAAGCAGACCATCGAGGAACAATACAGCGGCGGTGCGAATGCAGGCCGTCCGATGCTTCTCGAAGGTGGCCTCGAATGGAAAGAGATGTCCCAGACCGCAAAGGACATGGATCACGAAAAGAATATGCTCAACAACGCGCGGTGGATCGCCAGCGTGTACGGCGTGCCCCCGATGCTGGTAAATATCCCCGGCGAGAGCACATACTCGAACTTTGAGCAGGCGCAACAAGCGCTATGGACGGAGAGCGTGCTGCCCAAGCTGTCGATGATTCTCGACGCGCTGAATATCTGGCTCGCGCCTATGTTCGGGGATGGCCTAGAAATATGGTACGACGAAGAGATGATCCCCGCGCTCGAGACGCTGCGCAAGCAGAAGGCAGACCGGGTGAACGCCGCGTCGTACATGACGATCAACGAGAAGCGCCGCGCGATGGGACTGGACGATGCCGATTCAGGCGATGTGATCCTCGTGCCTGCCGGAAACATACCGCTTGAACTGGCCGGGTCGATGGATTTGCCCGAGCCGGGAAGCCCAGCTGCAGCAGCCGCCGTATGAACGACAACGACAAAAGATGCGGCACCGTGCTTCACGGCGCGTTCGGGTGCAGCCCGATGGGCGTCCTGATCGACATCTCCTATCATGTGCTTTACTCTGATTCCGAGGTGGTGCTGGTTAAACTGGTCACCAATATCGCGGGCAAAATAACAACAGATTTCATCACGCAGCCCCTTTAGGATTATGGACAAACGCCTGTACATGCGCCGCTGGTTGCTGGCGCTGGACAGGTTCGAGCTGCGTGCGCGTGTCAAGGTCGGCGCAAACCGCAACGCCTTCATCCGCGCGGCGTGGAAAGACTACGAGCGAACCGGCAGCGTGCCGAACCACCTGCGAAGCGCGCACGAGGCAAAACTCGCAGCCATCCTCGACAGCCACTATCAGGCTGTCATGCCGTATTTCGGCAAGATGACCACCAAGCAGCTCAAGGCGAACCATCGCTACATCGAGCACAAGGCCGCGCGGGGCACATTCATGACCCGCCTGCTCGAATGGGCACACACGCGGGCGCTGAATAACGCATCGACCATCGCCGACACAGACGCTGCCGACGTGCGCAACGCTATCACGCGCGGGCTGGCTGACGGACTAGGCAACGCAGAGATCGCGCGCGAGATTCGCAGCGTGACCGAACTGACGCCATTTCGCGCCGCCACGGTCGCGCGCACAGAAACACACGCCGCTGCGACATTCGGCGCGATTGAGGAAGCCCGCCAGACCAGCGAGGAAATCGGCATCGTGCTCGTTAAGGAGTGGCTGCCGACGTTGGACGACCGCACCCGCCCTGAGCACGCGGCGATGGCAGGCGTGGCACCGATACCGCTCGATCAGGATTTCGAGGTGGGCGGAGAATCACTCGACCGACCGGGCGACCCGGCGGGAAGCCCAGAGAACGTCATTAACTGCCGCTGCGCAATCATCACCGAAGAAGCGCCAAACTAAGAGGAAACAATGGATATTCTGCACAAGAGCTTCGCGTTTAACGTGAAGTCGATGGAAGACCGCGTCATCGAAGGATACGCCGCGACCTATGGCAATAAAGACCTCGGCAACGACATCATCGCTGCGGGCGCGTTCGCTGAATGCCTCGGTAATGGCCGCAAGGTTCGGATGCTCGCCCAGCATGACAGCGATTGCGTCGTCGGCGTGTGGGACGAACTGCGCGAGGATGCCAGCGGCCTGTTCGTGAAGGGTCGCCTCGCACCTACTGGCGAAGGCAACGACATCTACGAACTGACGAAGATGGGCGCAATCGACTCCATGAGCATCGGCTATTCGGTCGAGGATTTCGCATACGAGGGCGACGTGCGTACCATCAAAAAAGCCACGCTTTGGGAGGTGTCATTCGTGACCTTCCCGATGAACGAGAAAGCAAAAATAACGAACGTAAAAGCCGCGCCGCATGAAACGCCGCGCGCGTTCGAGAAATTTCTGCGGGATGCAGGATACAGCCAGAAGGCCGCGAAGACCATCACGGCAGAAGGCTACAAGGCGCTGAAATCCTATCGGGACGATGAGGACGAAGAGCGAAAGGAGCAGGAGGCAATTAAGCACCTGCTGACTCGTAACATCAACCTCATGAAATAGGATTCAAAATGGAAATCAAAGATTTAATTGAAAAGCAGGGCACTGCTTTCGAGGAATTCAAAAAAGCAAACGATGCTCGCTTGAATGAAATCGAGAAAAAAGGCGCTGCTGATCCGCTGCTCACCGAACAAGTGAACAAGCTGAACACCGCTCTCGAAGAGCAGAAGAAAGCAATGGAAGCATTGCAGACTGCTGCATCGCGTCCGGGCGCTGGTGCTGGTGAAGAAGGCAAAGAGAAGCCTGAACTTGCTGAGCACAAAAAGGCGTTCATCGACTACCTGCGCAAAGGTAACGATGCAAACCTTGGTGAGATGCAGACAAAGGCCCTCTCGGTCGGCTCCGATCCAGATGGCGGCTACCTTGTCACCCCGACGATGGCGAACATCATCACGAAGATCGTGAATGAAACCTCGCCACTTCGCGCGCTGGCTTCGGTGCAAACCATCTCGAGCGATAGCCTCGACACCATCGATGATGTGCAACTGATGGGCGGCGGCTGGACGGGTGAGCAAGATTCTCGCTCCGAAACCACCACCGCACAAATCGGCAAGCGCAACATCCCGGTTCACGAGCTGTACGCAAACCCGCGCGCAACGCAGAAGCTTCTCGATGATGCGAACATCAACATTGAGCAGTGGCTTGCTGAGAAAATTGCTGAAAAGCTTTCGCTCCTCGAGAATACGGCGTTTGTTAGCGGCAACGGTGTTAGCAAGCCTCGCGGCTTCTTAACCTACGCTGCAGGCACATCGTGGGGTCAAGTTCAGCAGGTATCGTCCGGCACCAGCGCTGACTTCGGTGCTGATGACTTGATCTCGCTGTTTTATACACTCAAAGAACCATACCAGAAAAACGCGACCTTCCTGATGGCTCGCGCTACGCTGGCAAACGTTCGTCAGATGAAAGGCTCAGATGGTCAATACATCTGGCAGCCAGCGCTGGCTCTTGGTGCTCCTGACCTGATTCTGGGTCGTCCAGTGGTTCAGGCTTCGGACATGGAAGCAATTGGTGCAGCAAGCCTCTCGGTCGCAGTTGCCGACTGGAAGCAAGCGTATCAGATCGTTGACCGCATCGGTATCCGTACCCTGCGTGATCCGTTCTCGGCCAAGCCATACGTCCAGTTCTACACGACGAAACGTGTGGGCGGCGATGTGCTGAACTTCGAAGCCGTGAAGCTTCTGAAGCTGTCCTAGCTTAACCTCTGAGGGCGGGACATTAGCGCCCGCCCTCATCCCCCATTCATTAAGGAGTAGTTAAAATGAGAGATATTTTTAATAACGTAAAAGTCGCCACGCTTTGGGATCCGATTGATCTCGGCACTGGCAACACCCCCAAGGTCAGTGAAATCATCGATTTGCAGGGGTTCAACTCGTGCCTCATTCATCTGGCATTCGGCTCTATCGCCGACACCGATGCAACCTTCACCGTACTGGTTGAGGATGGCGACAACTCAGCCCTCTCCGACAACGCGGCGGTTGCTGATGCCTATCTGAACGGGACAGAACTCGGCGCAACGCCGCTGTTCTCGAACGACAACACCGGGTTTAAAATTGGCTACACCGGGCCTAAGCGTTACTTGCGCTTGACCCTCACCCCAGCGGCCAACACCGGCGCGATTCTTACCTCCGCCGTTGCTGTCCTCAGCAATCCGAGCATTGCGCCGCAGTCGACGCAGGCTGTGTAACATAACGGGCGGCTCCTTAGCTGGGGTCGCCCATTCTTTTTAGGAGAGAAGGCAATGGCTGAAGCACAAAATTCAACATACTTTCGCCAAAACGATGATGGCTCTAACAGCTTCATCCTTGGCGGCGTCGAATTCACGGGGAATTCGGCTAAGTTTACCACTGGCACCACCACAACCACCTTCGCGGCTGGCCAGCTGACTGGTGCGCCGTTTGTAAACTACACCAACACCCAAGGCACGCCGGGCTCGATTGCAACCCGTACCGCGACGGAAATGTTCGGTGATGATCCGACCGCGCGGGTGGGCACATCTTACCTGCTCCGCGTCACCAACGGTCAAGGCACCGGCACGCTGACGATTACTGCAGGCAGCGGCGTCACTCTTACTGGCACCGCAACCGTGGCCGCGAACACATGGCGTGACTTCATCGTGACCTACACCAGCGCCACTGCTCTCGTGATTCAGAACATCGGAACTGGAACCTTCTCGTAATGAAACGGATTCGCATAGGGCGGTTTCTGGTGACGGTGGAAATCCTGCCGCAGCCTGACCGCCCTGTGCATCCTGCCTCTGAGCGAGAAACAAAAATCGTCGCACCGAAAGAAGTGAAATGAAACCACGCACCTCAGTCAAACTTGTGACCGGCCCCGCTGCCGAGCCTGTCACGATGTCCGAGGCGAAGGCGTGGGCGAAGATCGACACCACTATAGACGACGCGCTGCTGGCGGTGCTTATCACCACGGCAGTGCAGGCGGCAGAGGAATATACACGCCGCTCATTCATCACGCAGACCCACCGGCTCACGCTGGATTCTATGGGCGGCGTGAATGACTGGCTGCCAGAGGGAACCTACGACCTGCCGGTGAGTGCGCTATCGGGCGGGCTGCCGACATCCATCGACCTGCCGCGTGCACCTGTTGCATCGGTGACGTCGATCACGACCTACTCCTCAGCGGGCACGTCGGCGGTTTATTCGTCGGCGAATTACTTTCTCGATGCCGACGGCGCGCGGGTGAACCTGTACGAATCCGCATCGTGGCCGTCTGATTTGCGCGCGCAGAAGGCGTGCGAGGTGGTCTACGTCGCTGGATACGGCGACACATCGTCAGGCGTCCCCAGCCCCATTAAAACGGCAATCCTGATGCATGTGCAGGCCATGTATGATGGGCGCATTGTCTGCGATATGCCAGAAGCATGCATGAGCCTCCTGAACAGGTATAGAATTTATGGGTAACACCTGCACAAAGCACCTGCCCGCGCAGCTTAAAGACCGCGTTGCGATTCAGTCCGTGGCACAGACCACGGACGGACAGGGCGGCTTTACTGAGGTATGGACGACCATCGCCAATGTGTGGGCGCTGATTGAACCAGCGACCGGCTACGAAAAAATGCAGGCGATGCAGCAGTCGTCACCGATCAGCCACAAGGTGACGATCCGATACTTTCCGGGGCTGACGACGAAGCACAGGCTGCTATTCGGCAGCGACCCGTTTGCCATAAAAGAAGTAATAAACATTAACAATTCGAGCCATTTTCATAAACTGAAATGCGTGGAGTAGCGCGGTGACGATCAAGCAGATACCCACAGCGAACTGGACGCAGGCGGAGCTTGATGCGCAAATCGCGCTTGGAAATTATCCATCGGGCACGCTTCTGGCAGACATCGTGCTCCCATCGGACTGGAATGGGTTGCAGGCGGAGCTTGATGCGAAAGCGCCGCTCAACAACCCGACATTCACGGGAACGGTCGGCGGCATCACTGCGGCGATGGTCGGCGCGCCTTCGGGAAGTGGTAGCAGCTCGGGCACGAACACTGGTGACCAGACGATCACGCTGACGGGTGACGTAACAGGAAGCGGGACTGGGAGCTTTGCGGCAACGCTGGCCGCAACCGCAGTAACGGCTGGCTCTTACACATCAGCAAACATCACAGTCGATGCAAAAGGGCGCATTACAGCAGCGGCAAACGGCACAAGTGGCGGCACTCCCGGTGGCTCAACCACGCAGCTACAATATAACAACGCTGGCGCATTCGGCGGGATTACGGGAGCAACAGCGGATGGCACTGCCGTAACCTTTGCCACTGGTGGCTTGAAGTTGAATAACGCCGTTGCGGCGACTTCGGCGGGCATCCTTCTTGAAAGTAATTCTGGCACGGACATCGCGCTATTAGGCGCAGGCGGTGGGGCTGGTGTGACGTTCTACGGCGGTGTGAATGTTGCTGGCAATTTTGATGTCGATACGGACACGCTTTTTGTTGATTCGACAAACAACCGCCTTGGCCTTGGCACTACATCGCCACTTGCGCGGCAGCACATCGTCGTTAATGCCATTGGCACATCACCTGCGCTTGCGAGTGGGTTGCTATTGGACAACCAGACGCCCGTTGCTAGTGCTGGTGCGGTGCAGTATGCACCCGTCATTATTCAGCGCGGGCGTGCGAGAAAAACCAACGCAACTGCCGCAGAGCAAACCGTAGACTTCCGAGGGATGCTCGTCCCTGCGGATGGTGCGGCGGCTGTTACTGGAACGTATCAGTGGGGTTTCTCGATAGCTGGCGGCGCTTTTAACAGCGCGATGACGTTATCAAGCGCCGGTCAATTAACAACCACATCGCTTGTACTCAACGGCGCTCTCAACACGGCTAGCACATCTACTGTATCAAACCTTTGGGTCAACAGCGCCAGCACAGGCACGCAGACAAACGCATCTGGGCTGTATTTCGGAACCAGCGGCAACATCTCGTTACGCACGGCATTTAATGGCACCACCAACTACTCAGTGCCAGCAAATAATAACTACGGCGCTGTTATCATCGGCGGGATGCCCATTACAGAGGCATCAAGCGGCACGCATCCTATTCTGGCGAATCTGCTGGTTCGCTCCTTCGCCATTACCAACGGTGCGGGTGCTACGGCAGATGCGGCGACGGTTTACATTCAAGGCGCTCCAACTGGTGTTACCCCAACGGGTGGGCTGTATGGCCTTATCGTGGATAGCGGAGACGTGCGCATTGACGACCGCTTGAGCGTTGGCACTGGCACACCACCAAGCACAGGCATTCTAGCCCTTGGCGCTGGTACTACAAATCTGGCATCAATCAACTTCGCAAGCGGTACGCTTTTGGCTGTCGCTGCCCGAGGCAATTTAGAATATGACAGCAATCTATGGTATTGGACTGCTAGCGATAACGTGCGCCGTGATAACGCAACATGGCTTGAAAGCGCAGCGCCCGGCACGACTGCAACGCCTGTCCCGTTAAATTACTACGGCACGAGCGGCGCTGTTATGCTTGGTGAGCCAGATGCATGGCTTGAAACAGTCGCTATGATTGGTGGCGTTGCTACCGCTGGCGTTGTGCCATTTTACGCAACATAACTACGGAGAGAAGTATGACACCGAAAGAAGCACTTGAACTGATTGATAACACACTAGCACAGATAAGCCTCAACCGCGTAGGGCATGAAACAATCATGCGTGCGCTAGGCGTGTTGAGCCAGGCCATCAAAACAAAAGAGGTCGGCAATGAGCAAGCTAATTGAACACGCAGCGTATTTGGAAGAAGTCCCCAGCGAACCCACCATGATTGATGTGGTGATGCGGATGCGCGTGCCGAAAGCAGTTATCGAGGCAAACCCATCCATGGATTATGCGGGTGCATTCGAGGAGATTGCAGCCGAAAAGGGCTGGAATGGCACTGGCAGTCCAGCTGAGTTCAATCGTTTACACTGGATAGGCGGTGAGCAGGGAATCCTAACCCGCCGCATCGAGCGCAAGAATCTTGCCGCTAAAATTGAAGAGGCGAACGCCATTACTGAGGCTATGCTTGCAGCATTACTTCCACCGCCGCCTCCACCACCAGAGCCGGAGCCTGAATAATGCTCTCATACTTCACCAACGTAGGCCATGCGCTTGATAAATTCCTTAACGCCGCGACAGGTGGCGCGCACTATGAAACGGTGAGTGAGCGTGCTGCGCGTGCTGAATTGAAAGGTAAGAAGTGGGGCTGTTACCTC